TCAAATTGCCTTTGCGTTTAACAGCATTAACATTAGCGTTTGCACCGTCTTCAACCGCGGTTATAAGCGTATCCATCTTAGTATTTAACTTTTCAAGTGCTGTTAGAAGGTCGGAAGTGGTTTTTGTTTCTACTAGTGTTCCAGCTGCTCCAAATGCAGATCCAGTATTAGCAGGAGATATAGTTGAAGGTATATTAATAGATGAAGCAAACTGTTCCATTACTTTCTGTATAACAAGATTTGGATTAGATTCAATCATAGAATTACGCAAACTACCTTGTAATCCTGATAACATTCCTGGATTTTTTGCAACCATGTCATTTATGAATTCTCCTACTTTGTCCATTGGAACTACTGCTTCAGGACCTTTTTCATTCATAAATGACAACAAATTATCTGGACCTCCAAACCAATCTCCAAACGTTTCTTTAGATCCAAATGCCTGTTTAGTGACGCTAGTTGGATCAATTTTGACAGTTCCTTCGATCTGCATTGGATTAGATTTAATACCTAATCTATCTTGCAATGCTTGACTTGGACGATTTGCCGAGCCTGGACCTGTATCTACTCCAGTGTAGTTGATCGCAGATTTTAATCGTTTTTCAAGTTCATCAGGAGTTATTGCCTGGATACTAAATGCTTTTAAGTAGTTTGCAGGATTCATCGATGTTTGTAAATCTTTTCCAAGTTTATCAAAGCCTTCTTTTAATCCCATTGCTAATCCAGCTGATATAGTCTTTGTTGCAGCTTCTGCGGCATTGATAGCTGTAGACAATTGATTACCTGGTGTTGCTCCTGCTCCTGCAGGTTGTCTTTCTTTTTCTGCTTTTGCTCTAGCTTCGTCGTTTATTTTTCTAAAATCAGCAAAAGTTCCATCAGTCTTGGCCAACATTTCTTTGTAAGCAGCCAGCAGACCTTCACCTTGCATCAGTGTTTCAACTGCTTGTCTTACACCTGCTGTTTGATTAGTAGCAAGAGCATTAAAACGTTCCATGCGTTTTTCATCTGATACAGCCAATGCCATTTCATAATCAATTTTAGCCTGTAGTTCTTTGCGTCGTTCAGCATTAGTTTCTTGACTTAGTTCTCTCATCAAGCCGCCAACTTGAGGTGCAAGTATGTTGAGAGCCGCTTGCATTTCTGTGCCTTCTTTGGTAACTACATTACCTCTGTTGGCTGACATTTCTGTGAATAGATTAGCAAATCCCTGGCCGTAAGATGTAATTTTTGGTAGTGATTCGTTGTATCTTGCCAGTTGTTCTGCACTCATAGACAATCTAGCAATACGCATTTGATTACTTTGCTGTTGTTGATCTATACCTTTTTGTATTTCTTGTCTACTCTTACCTGTAATCCTTGCCATGTTGTCTAATTCAGCAACTGTTGTGACTACAGATTCTTGTAATATTTTTTGTGTTCGTTGAGTTTCTATTCCTTGGAACTTTAATAAGTTTGTGCTTATTAATAATTGGTCTGTGAATTCGCTAAAGTCAATACCAGACAACATGGCCTGTTGTACTTGTTTTTCGCTTCTTAATTCTTGTGCTTGTTTAAGGAATAACTGTGCAGATTCTTGAGCAGAACTTGCGCTACCGCTTAGATATTTGGCGTTACTTTGTAATAAGTTAACCCATTGCTGTTGTCCAATACCAGCTTTTCCAAGTTCTTCAGCAAACTGCCCTAGGTTTTGACTGAAGCCCATACCAAAACGAGATGAAGCCATCATATTTTGGTTCATCTCTACTAGGTTTGCACCAACAGATTGTGTTACTGCACCAATAACTTGGCCAACAGGACCAAAGTGTCCCATTACCGCAGTAACTTCTTTTAATGCGCCAGCAAAATTTAAATTACCTTGAGCCGCTTGACCCAGTGTGTTTAAAAAATTACCAGTGCCTTGTGCAATACCGGCCGCGCTAGTTCCGCCGCCAGTTCCACCGGTGGATCCTGTAGCGCCTGAGCGGCCGCCAGAGAACGCCCCGTTGTCCAACATTCGCTCAAGTGTAGAAGTTAACCGTTCGACTCTATCTTCTAATGCCATTATTTTCCCACCAAAAAGTACGCATATAAATACAATGCTTATAATATTTATCTGGAGTTAAAAATGGCAAATAATCCCTTACAGCAGTATTTTAGACAGCCTAAAATCTTTGTAAGTCTACCAAGCCAAGGCATCTACTATACACCTGGCACTATCAACGGTGATCCTACTAGATTACCTGTTTTTGGTATGACAGGCATGGACGAGATATTGTTTAAAACACCTGATGCATTACTATCAGGAGAAAGTACAGCAAAAGTAATCAATAGTTGCTGTCCGGCAATTACAGATCCATGGCAAGTATCAACAGTTGACTTAGATTTATTATTATCGGCTATTAGAATTGCAACATTTGGCAACGAACTAGCAATTGGTCATAAGTGTAGTAAATGCGGAACAGAACATGACTACAACATAGATCTTACAAGATTTATAGAACATTATTCAACTTGTGAGTTTGATAATCGTGTTGTGTTAGATGATCTAGCAGTAATTATAAAGCCGTTAAACTACAAACAAAATACAGATTTTTCATTGAGAAATTTTGCAATTCAACAAAAACTATATCAAATCAATCAACTATCTGATACTGCTGAACAACAACAAGCCAGTTCAAAACTATTTGAAGAATTAACTGAGTTAAGAAATGATATCTTTACTGCACAGATTGAAAGTATTGATACAGGTAAAACAGTAGTTACACAAAGAGAATTTATTGAAGAATGGGTCAATAATGTAGACTTAGATATAGTTGATCGTGTGCGCGATCACATTGAAAAAAATCAAAAACAATGGATTCCGCCAGCTCAGACTGTCAAATGCGATGCTTGTGGTCATGAGGATCGTGTACTAATTGAACTTGATCAGTCAAATTTTTTCGGCAAGGCCTAATTGGATTAAACGCCTCTGAGATTCAAGAACATCTAGTTAGGCTAGAAAAAGAAATAAAAGATTTTAAAACTGAGCTAATGCGAATAAGTTGGTACATGCGGGGCGGTGTAACTGTAGATCAGTTGTTGCATCTCTACAGCTATGACGACAGATCGTCAATGTACATAGTTATAAAAGAAAATATGGAAATTAGTAAAGAAACTAATATGCCGTTAATTTAATAAGTTGGATTTTTGGCTTTTCCAAGGCCAGGTGCGTAGTTATCTGGTGGTTCAGTAACATTGCTAGGCGGTTCGTAGTCTTTAGGAGCAGGTTGAGCTTTGTCAGATCCTAATTTTCTTAACACAGCATCATAACCAGTTTTGCTCAATCCACTGAGCGGATTAATAATAAATCTTTTGTAGTAGTCACCGCCAGGAATTTTCCAATCTGTGCCAGGAATCATAGCTTCGCCAACAATCCATTTTGCCAATGCTTCTTGTCCTTCTGAACTAATCATCCACGCTTTAAATCCTGCTTGTGCTACTGGAGGTAATTTACTATAGATAGGATCAAGTTTTGCCAATAATTTTCCTGCAAGAGGAATACGATAAGCAATACCAGGAACCCAAGAACCAATAACTTTACTAACTATTTTATTGCCTAGCCAAATTGAAACTATTCGTTGTACACATTCATCAATATAGTATTGTACAACCCATTGCAGTTTACCATCGTCTTGCAGTTCTTTTTCGCCTTCATCACGCATTCTGTAGACATTGAGAATTTTTTCTTTGCAGTCTAGAATTGGATCAACAATTCCCCAGAACATTAAGCCTGCATTGATACTATCCCAAAGTGCTCCCCACCAGAAGTTAGTTCTACTGTCAGGAGTTTTTAATTGTCCCCAAATAGTTTTGCTGTTGGCTAGACTGATTTCTCTAGCTTTTTTTGCAGCTGCTTCAATAACATCATCAGCTACTTTTCCTTTAGCACTTCTTGATCCTACTGAAACAGCTTCATCGATTCCCATGCCACTTTTCTCAGCAAGATAAACCCATGCTTCAGCTAATTCTTCTGCAGCTTTAGGTTTATTTGCAATACGTCCTGCAAACCAAGACAATACATGTTCAATTGCTCCTATACCTTTAGGCAAAGCATATTTTATAGCAGTTGAAAGCACAACTCCTACTTCGTTTAGTTGCTGTGATTCCTGAATGATGTCGTAGATTTTCATATGTTTCTCGTGATATGATATTTATTACTGTTTGAAGATGAACTACGTTCATCTGTTCTTCGCTTTCGCTCGAACTTTTCTTCTTTTTCTATAATATTAATCTATAACGCGAAGCGTTGCGATATTATCCAGATTGTTCAGTCACACTTAGCCCTAGCGGGCTAAGATTGAACATTATCCGAGTTGCACAATGTCACACAGCAGTAGAGCATTACAGAGGCGGTCGTCCGGTACCTCGAGCTCAGTCTTTTACGACGGCGGGTCTACACAGGTCTGCTATCACTAGTGTAGCCGTAGGGTTTTTCTCCCTTCATTTAGCCTTTCCTAACTTCTAAACAGCAAAACTGGTTCATAGGCGTATCCAATCATCGTCCTGTTAAGGATAGTTGCTGAGTGCTTTTTTGGGCAAAAAGGCTTCCGTACTCCGCGACATCACCGGAGATTTGGGCGCACGAATTTAGCCTGCGCGAGCTTTAACCCATTAATTTGCCTTTGATGTGTGAGCCGTGGACTCTAACCTGTATATGCCCGTTGTAGTATTCGTCTGATTCTAATACTCGCCTTGAGAATTGCTCTCTAGCCTCTATATAACTACATTCCGCCTTGCTGTTGCAGTAGTAAAGTATTTCTCTGTGGAAGTTTTCAGCGCCTAGTTGTGTCACGTCTTTGGTTAGTTCCGGCGATGAACCATAGTATTCACGCCAGTCTGAATCAACTTTTTGCCTAATTTTCTTTTTCTTCTTAGTGCCGTTTTTAAGTTTGTGTACTTTGTAGGTAGTTTTGCTGAATTTTGCTAATTTTTTGCCTATGTATTTGCGCTGATTGGTCTGATTGGTAATACAATATACGAAGCCTATACAGTCTTCAGGAAGTTGCTCTACCAGTTGATTCATATAGTACCATGACATCAACTATATAGCGAGTAGCTACTGTCCTAGCTGTTAATTTTGGTCAAGACATGTTTGCTAATTTTGGATTGTGCCTGTTCTAACGGATGCCTATATGGCCCTTGCTCCAAGCCCTGTGTTACTAGCTCAAAGCTGTTGGGTCCTACGGAATTGAATGTGTTAAAAAAATAATATTCTATTTGATTCTGTGCCAAGTATGCGCCTAATAGTTGTTTGTATAATTCAAATCTTTCTCGGTCTGTGACATCGTCACTCCAATTTTGCCAAATTTCTAATCCAACTGGGGGCACATCTGTGTCCTTGGGACTGACAAAATTATAATAATACTGCCCGTGACTGTTGCCTATGGGCAGTTCAAATCTGTGTAACTGTGTCCACGCTATGATTACAGTGGGACGCAGTCCTCGCCGGACGTATTCGTTGATGTCTCTGACTGTGCGTCTAACAATACTGCCGTTGGATGTTCCAGGCTCGGCTTGATTGTCAACAGTGGCGCCCAGTGCAGTTCCTAGCAAATATGGCCAAGCCTGCCGAACGTCTGCCAGTTCAGATCCAAAAGTCCAACTGCAACCATTAGTGTAGATCATCTTTCTCATGCTTTCTTTTGATCTTTCTTTCTGCTAACTGTGCTTCTTTGGTTACAGCCCAACGTCTAACAATGTCTCTGCGAGCTATACAGACCTTGCGTATTTCACTTAAAATCTGTCGCAGTTCAATTGAACTTTGTTTAGTAGCCTTGTTGATCCACTTTTGATTGGCTTCAAAGTACTGTCGAAACAGTTTCAACAGTTCAGCATGAAGCTCTTCGTCTTGATAATCAACAGGATCTACCTTTTTGCTCATTAGTCATTGATCTCCAAGTCGTTGGCATAGCTGGTAAAGCCATTTTCCTTAACAACTTTAAGCACATTGTTAACACGCCCAATCAATTCATCCTTGTGACTGATTAAGAATATGTTCTTATTGCGCTCACGGCCCATCTTTTTCAACACAGCCAACGCCGACTCTACCCCGCTTGCATCTAGTCCATTGTCAATTAACTCGTCTACAAACAACAAGTTAATGTTTTGATATAAACTTTCCCATACATCACGGAAAGCCCAAGACAATCCAAGTATAAGTCTATTGCGCTCTCCTCGACTTAGGTTATCAAAATCTAAGTCTTGCCCTAGTTGAGTAATTTCGACTGTTAGATCGTTTTGGAATACCACTGTATGCGGCAAGCCCATGCGATCCAAGTAATAGGTTAATCTATTATTGAGATATGCTAGGTTCTGATCTATGATCTTTTTGCGAATAAAACTGTCTTTACTTGTTAATAACTTGAGTAGAAACTCTTGATGGTCCTTGAGACTGTTAAGTTCGTTAACTTGATCCCAAGAAATTTCAACCATTGCTGTGTTTAACAACTCTTCGATTTGTTCTTGATAGGGGTCCTGCTCGCCTGCACGAACAGTCAGTTGTGTTTCCAGTGTTTTTAAGTTGTTTTGATGTTTTAGAGCCTGTTCAACAGTATCGTAATAGGTATTTGGTCTAGTACTTACCTCACCAATAGCTGATATTTCTGTTTGTATTTTATCAAGGTCCGCCTGCACTTTGCTGAAATATTTTTCAGCTTCGGCTAGATTTTCTCGGGCCCGAGTGGTCAGCTCTTCATGTTTGTGGTCATGCAACTCTTGTTCACAAGCGTGACAGGTCTTATTAGCCAACTTGGCAAGCTCGCCGTCGTACTTCGTGACGCTTCGCTCTGCTTGCGCTATCGCGCTTTCTAACGTAGCACGTTCCTTATTCAGCGAGCGGAGCTTCGCTGTCTTTTCTTCGAAAAGTTTGAGCTCGCTGTGCTTCGCAAGCTCAGCGTCTATATCTACGCTTTCTAATTCTATGATTGCTCGTCCAATCTTTTCAAGATCGTTGTCTCGTTGAGTGTTCCAAGCATTTTGTTTTGTAATTAAGCTATCAATGCTCTTTTGAATTCCCTCGTTTGACTTCTTCGTTGCTTCGATTCTAGCATTTTCTTGTACTATATTGTCTTTAGTTGTGCGGATTAACTCTTTAAGTGTTTCGGCTTTCTCACTTAAGATAGTAATACCTAATAACTGTTCAATAATCGCCCTTTGGTCATTTGCCCGCATACTTAAGAATGGTTCAGTATAGGTATTCAGTGCAAGAATATGCTTGAACATGTCGTGGCTCATGCCTAACAACTCATCTAAATCCTTCTGAGTTTCACGCATATCGCCTTGTGCGTCATCTGTTTCTTCTGTTTCTTGTTCTACATCGTTGACATAGAACTGTAGTATGTTGGGTTTACGTCCACGTTCAATACGATAGTCAATACCATCCTTTTCAAACGACAGCGTAACTAACATGTTCTTATTGTTGATCTTGTTAATTAAGTTATCTTTCTTAATATTTGTAAGTGCATTACCAAATAGCGCATAACTTAATGCATTGACAATAGTAGTTTTACCTGTTCCGTTGCGTGATCCGCTATCGTCACCGCCCATATCTAAGTTTTCACCTAGAACAAGAGTTAATTGTTGCTTGCCAAAGTTTACAGCTTGAGTTTGGTTACCCACACTCATGAAGTTTTTGACTGTAAGTTCTTTAATTTTTATCATAGACTGTTATAAATCGCCAGTAGCGTATTCTTATTATAAGTTTCACTTTCAATATTCACAAGCTGACTGGACACAATCTGGTCAACACTTTCAAATGATTGGATATCAATATCTGTATTGATTTCAACCTGCTTCTTTTCTGTGATTAGTGTAAGTTCTCTAATGTCATAATTGGCCATAAAGTTTTCTTTAATAAAACTGGCTTCTTCATAACTGATATCAATGTCCAATGCAACACGTAGATGTTGTTTGGGTTTGATTAATGTGTCTGCTTCGTCGATAAGTTGACTTAGTTTTACTGTTCGGAACGTTGGTTGTTTGTCCCAAGTGTGGTATTCGGGTTGTCCGCCCCACTCTAATATCATCATTCCACGTTCATCGTCCCACGCATCTGCATAGTTGTGTGGGAAAGCATTGCCAATATAGTGCATATTACCTTTGCTTTGGCGCTTGTGAAAGTGTCCGCTGAATCCTAGCTCATAGCCTTCAAATGCATCTAGTTGGATTTCACCGTGATCCGGCATCTGTACCATAGCGTTCATATAGAAATGCGGTAGTTCAAAGTGTCCAAATATGTATTTGGCTTTCTTTTTACCAATAGCCTTCCATTCTTCACCTACTAGCCACGGGCAGAGAGTAACTTGGCCAATAGTGGTAGGCTCATGAACAATAGTAATCCCAGGAATATACTTTCCAAACTCGACGGAATGAATATCCCGTTTATCTTTGTAATATAAATCATGATTGCCAGGGAAAAAGAAAAATTGATCAAAGCTCTTGCCCAACTTTTCCAAGGCCCTAATGCTATAGTCCATAGTAGTGATATTAAGACTATTGCGATTGTGATGCCAGTCCCCCATAAATATTCCAGTATCACACCCTTCCTCCTTTGCTTTTGCAATATACCAGTCTACAAAGTCTTCACAATCTTGATTGTGTACTTGACTGTTTGATTTTAAACCAAAGTGTATGTCCGTAAAACAGGCAACCTTTTTAAATAAATTACTCATCTGTTTGTCCTTCAACATAGCGTTTTAGTGCAGCTTCGTGTTCACCTTGACCAGTTCTGCTGTAACTTGGATTCATTCCGTTCATTTCTAAAATGTCATCTCTAATGTTTTGATTACGTTTCTCCACGTTGATAACTCTAACGAATGAATTAGTAACAGCAGCAGTAAAGTAAGCAAAAGGGTTATCACTTTTAGATTCATCAAATTGAAGTCCTATTTGTGTAAGTTGTAAAATAGCTTGACCTTTCATTTCATCGTTGTAGGTATAACCACGAACGTTTCCTCTAGTAGCATATCTTTCGCAGAGTTTTATCATCATACGAGCTAGGGTATCTGTGATTTGTCCTGCATCCTTGTCAAACTTGCCTGTTTTAACTCCACCCCTCCAATGACTTTTTCCAACACATTCTAATTCATCTTTGTCATTAAATTTCCAATGCTGAAATGGAGGAAAGTTTACTTTGTCTCTGTGATCAGCAAGACTTTTAGGATTTTTCTTACGAGTATTGTTTAATGGAATATGATCAAATGTCATTATTCTAAAGATTAAATCGGTCTTAGCTATCTTTTTATAGTCAACTGCACAATCTGCTAGTTTGATTTTTTCACCAGCAGCACGTCGAGCGGCATAGTCTTGATCACCGAGTCTTTTTGCTTTATTTCTTTTTGCTTCTGCTATTGTTCTAATGTTAATTTTATCTAAACTAGGTAGTATTAAGTCATATTGGTGATATTCGGGTTTAGTAAAGCTGCAATATGAACTTTTACTTTTGTGTATTTCCGATAACATGTCCTTATTGTTTAGATAGTTTACTTTCGTTTGGGTTGTTGTCATTTAATCAAGTCTCCGGATTGTTAATTATAATATACGTATATTATAAAGTCAAATAAATACTTTACCAAATAAGGAAAACACAATGGCGTTCACATCTGGAAATAATTTAACATCAAAAGTAGCCGCAGGTGCGGCTGTATTTGGTGCTGCAACACAGGCTGTTGACACGGCAAGAAACCTTGGTGCCGCACTTTCAAATTTTAGTGCTGTTGCTAATGGTGCAGAAGGTGTTGGTGCAGCTATTCGAAGCATAAACTTGCCAGCAGGCGGCGAAGCAATTGGGGATTTAGTTAGTGCTGTATCGGCTTTTGCCGGTGATGCAAATGCTAACGACTGGCGTGTCAGATTGAGTCTCCCTAATTGGTCTAGTTTTAGATCTAGCCCTGTTTTGAAACCTTTAAAAGAAGCTGGCGGACTAGTGTTTCCTTTTACTCCTCAGATTTCAATTAAGTCTGGTGCCAAGTATTCGGCAGAACCAGTTGTGCATACCAATTATCCATTCAATGCATTTAAAAATAGTGACCCAGGAACTATTGAAATTACTGCTCCTATGAACGTTGAAGATGCTGGTCAGGCATTGTACTGGATTGCGTCGGTTCATTATTTACGCTCTATTGCCAAAATGTTCAGCGGATTTGATCCAAAAGCCGGCAACCCTCCGCCTATTGTGTTTTTAAACGGCTACGGAAATTATGTGTTTAAGAATGTTCCTGTAGCAATACAAAGTTTTAATTGTACATTGCCAAATGACTGTGATTACATTGCCTGTAATGTTGTTGGTAGTGCGGCAGGTAATATTGCCGGACTAGCAGACAATATTAGTGGACTTGCTGATACATTAGGAGGATCTATTCCAGGAATAAGTGCAAATGCAATGGGCAATATTAGTAGCATTGCTGGAGGAATAGGACAAGTTGCTGGCCTATTAGGTACATTTGGCATTGGCGGTTCAACCAGTGGCGGACAAGCACATGTGCCAACAAAAAGTCAATTTCAGGTTACATTAATTCCGATGTACAGTAGACAAAGTGTACGTAAGTTTAGTCTTGATAGATTCGTTACAGGATCTTATTTGAATAACCCATTTGGATACATTTAATTATGGCATCATATACAATTTTAAGTCCGTGGTACGAAACAAATACTCAACAAGATTACTTAGATATTCTTACTATTCGTCCTGTAAGCGCCGAGCCTGATGATTTTCTTTACACAATTGAAAGTCAGTATATGTACAGGCCAGATCTTTTAGCATTTGACCTTTATGGAGAAGCAGGCCTGTGGTGGGTGTTCATGCAAAGAAACATGGACGTTATTGAAGATCCAATTTTTGATTTTGTTCCCGGAAAAAAAATTTACATTCCTAAAGGAAGTAGTCTCCGAACAGTATTAGGAGTCTAATATGGTTGACGTCGTAGGGGCAACAACAAATCTTATTGGCACAGCGCAAACATACGGTGCATCATTTGGATCACTTGCCAGCAATTTAAGTTTGCCTGCTCCAAACATTTTATCAAATTATGCCAGTTACAACTATGTAATATCTTTGCATCCTTTGACAGTAACAGAATTAAATTTTCCTGATACAACTTATAAGTCTGGAAAAGTTCTTCCTATAATTTGCAAGACTGCTGGTGCCGACCCTTCGAACAGAATACAAACAAATTTCGGTAAACAAGATTTTTTTATAAACAATTTAACGTTTGAATCAGTAATTGGCTACCAAACTCCTAAAGCAACCAACGTTTCAGTAGTGCAGTTTGATGTTTATGAGCCTTACAGTATTGGATTGTTTATTCATTCATTACAGAAAGCCGCAGCTGATGCAGGCCATGGCAACTGGCGTGATGCTCCTTTTTTACTAAGCATTGAATTTAGAGGAAACAAAGAAACCGGGTCAATATTAAAAGTTCCGTTTTCAACAAGACACATTCCAATTAGATTAACAACTGTAAAGATGAACTCTACAGAGCAAGGTACTCGTTACCTTATAAATGCTTTTGCTACACAAGGAATGGCATTAACTACTGAACATGCAAATTTAAGAACAGATACTGTGATTAAAGGAAAAACTGTTCAAGAAGTTTTGCAAACTGGAGAACAAAGTTTACAAACAGTAGTTAATAATAAATTACAAGAATATGTAAAAAAGAAAGATGTTGCCGTAGCTGATCAGATTGTAATTTTATTTCCTAAAACTGATAATCTTTCAAGTTCATCTGCCCCAGCAGCAGGCGGCAGTAGCGAAGCAAAAACAAATAAAGCCTATGTTAATCCTCAATTAACAAAAAGTTCAGCTGAAGTATTTCAAAAAATTGGTGTTAACGCTAACACGCTTCAGCAATCGCAAGGTGCAGTTAATGAGTTAGGCGCACAAGTATTAGGGTTTGATCAAAAAAGAAGAGGCGACCCTCCGCCAGGTAACCAAGCAGATACATGGGATCCGACTACAAAAACTTGGCTTAGGGGAAAGTTAATACCAGATGCTTCTACAGGAACATTTAAATTTAGTCAAGACATGGATATACCTACTGTTATAAATCAAATTTTATTAAACAGTTCGTATGCGGATGCTGCACTAGCACCAGGAGCCGCTGATGGTAACGGAATGGTTAAATGGTGGCGAATTGACACGCAAACTTATTATGTTGATACAAAAGAAAATATTCCTTATACAGGAACCAGTCCTAAAATATTTGTCTACAGAGTAGTTCCTTTTAAAGTACATCTTAGTAAAGTTGCAGGACCAAATATTAAAATGCCTGGATTTGATCAATTAAAAGCAAATGCAGTTAAAAGATACGATTATATTTTTACAGGAAAAAATACCGAAGTTCTTAAATTTAATATTGATTTTAGCTTAGGTTTTGCTAACTCTTATCCAGCAGACGGCTTCAGAAATTCAACAGACGTGGCAAGAAAAGAAGCTGCTGGCAACGTTGATGATAATAAAAATGTAGATAAAGATGCATCACCTGCCGGCGGAACAGCTCCAACAAGACAGGGCGAACAACCTACACAACAAAATTTAGCTAATACAGGATCGTCTCAAGACGGCAAGGGCGGTGGCGGTCAAGAAACTGAAGTGCAACGTATGGCAAAAGCATTCCACGACGCAATAACTAATCCATACGATATGGTTGTTTTAGATTTAGATATACTAGGAGATCCTTTTTGGATAGTTAACAGCGGCATGGGTAATTATACATCTAAATCAGTCGAAGGCGTTAAAGACTTAAACAAGGACGGGTCAGTTGATTGGCAAACAAGCGAAGTTGATGTGATAGTTAATTTTAGAAGTCCTATTGACATTAATCAAGTGACTGGTATGTACGACTTTAAAGGTCCAAATCATCAGGACATGACAAAAGATCCTAAAGCTGGCCCTGCTATAGGATTTACAGGATTGTATTGTGTTAATCAAGTTACCAATCATTTTAGAAATGGTCAGTTTAGTCAAAATTTAAAAGGCTATAGAAGAAACGGTCAAGAATATAAGAAGCAAGGTTCTGGCCAAAATGCGTTAAACAGCAAAGAACCGGCTGGGGATAAAAAAGGATAATAATGAGCGGTCCAAATTTCGTAGAAACAATATCAAATGAAGATCCACCAGTTCCTGCTGGTATCTATCTTGCTGAAGTTGTCGGACATCTTGATACGACCTACATGGGTATTCTTGATGTTCGATTACATCGTCCTGTTGGCAATAACAATTCTGCCGGGCAAACATATCCTGCAAAATACATGAGTCCGTTTTACGGAGTTACTCCACAAAGCACTACATCAGATAACGACACTTATGCAGACACACAAAAAAGTTATGGCATGTGGGCTGTTCCTCCTGATGTAGGTTCAACAGTCGTTGTAGTTTTTGTTCAGGGTGATCCAAAATACGGCTATTGGATAGGCTGTGTACCAGACGAAGGAATGAATTTTATGTTGCCAGGTATTGCGGCAACTCAACAAGTTGTTGAAGATACAAAGACTGTTGAAGGCGAACGTTTACCTGTAGCAGAATATAACAAAACTGTAAATTCAGGTAATCAGCCAGATCCAACAAAAATTAAAAAACCACAACATCCACTAGCTGAAATATTGTCAACACAGGGTTTAATTAAAGATGATACTAGAGGTATAACAACATCTAGTGCAAGACGTGAAGTTCCAAGCATGGTGTTTGGAATTAGCACTCCAGGACCTTTAGATAAAACTGGTCCTCAAGGTCTAGTAGGTCCAGACGAAGATCCAATTGCAGTTCCTGTTAACAGACTTGGCGGTTCTACATTTGTAATGGACGACGGTGACGATAAATTTCTACGTAAATTGCCAGCAGATGCAGGTCCACCTGAATATGCAAGATTAGAAAATGATGAAACTGATGGAGATCCGTCTATACCACACAATGAACTTGTGCGTATCCGTACAAGAACTGGACATCAAATATTATTACATAACAGTGAAGATTTAATTTATATTGGAAATGCTAAAGGTACAACTTGGATAGAATTAACCAGCAATGGAAAAATTGATATCTTTGCAGATGACAGTATCAGTATTCATACTAAAAACGATTTGAATATTCGTGCTGATAGAGATATCAATTTAGAAGCAGGACGTAATCTTAATTTAAAAGCCCTTAACAAACTGCATGTTGAAGGAAATGCTGTTGAAAGTCTTTCAACAACTTCAACTAAAATAACTAGCGGAACAACATCACACATTAATAGTAAAACAACACATTTAGAAACTGCTGGTAAAATTTATATGAACAGTAAAGCAAAAGCTGAAGAAGCTAAAGCTCTATCAACCTGGCAACTACCAACTCCAGAAGGTGGCGCAATAGAATCCATAATGGCAAGAGTTCCAACGCACGAACCATATCCACACCACGAAAATTTAAATCCAACATCATTTACAGCTGCTAAAACAGATAGAGATCAAGGAACTCAAGTTGCTATACCTAAAGCATGGAAATCTTACAGTATACTTAATGATACTTTTGATAAGTTGCTATCACCTAATCAAAATACCGGAGAATAATAATGAGTGCAAATGCAAAATTATATGATAAAATCGTACTAACCCCTAACCAACGCAGAGACTTAATTTCTCCAAAAACCTATAAAGGGTTTAGTACAGTTAGTCAAGAAACAGAAAATTTTTCTTTATACGATTTTCAGTTAATACAACAAGATTTACTAAATCATTTTCATGTTAGACAAGGCGAAAGACTAATGAATCCAACATTTGGAACCATTATCTGGGACTTATTATTTGAGCCGTTGACTGAAGAATTAAAAGAATTAATAACACAAAACGTAAACACTATTATAAATTATGATCCTAGAATTACAGCAAATCAAGTAATTGTAACACAGTATGAAACAGGAATTCAAATAGAATGTGTACTAACATATTTGCCCTATAACATACAACAAAGTATGCAATTTAGATTTGACCAAGCAAATGGGCTATTAATAGGATAAAGTACGCACATAATTTTATTCGATAAATATTGTTATATAGGATAAATCATGACGGTTACAGCTAGACAAAACAAACTTTTAATATCAGAAGACTGGAAGAAAATCTATCAGAGTTTCCGCAACGCAGACTTCCAAAGCTACGACTTTGAGAATCTGCGCCGCACAATGATTGATTATATTCGTCAAAATTATCCTGAAGATTATAACGATTATATTGAGTCAAGTGAATACCTTGCCCTAATTGACCTTATTGCGTTCTTGGGCCAAAGCATAGCTTTCCGTGTTGATTTAAATGCTCGTGATAACTTTTTAGAATTAGCAGAACGTCGTGAAAGTGTATTGCGTCTAGCACGTATGCTTTCTTATAATGCTAAACGAAATATATCTGCAAGCGGCCTATTAAAATTTACAACAATTAGCACTACAGAAAATGTTCTTGATAGCAATGGCCGCAATCTAGCAGGACAAATAGTTACTTGGAACGATCCAAGTAATGCTAACTGGTACGATCAATTTATTAAAGTAGTTAACGCTGCTTTACCTAAAACACAACAATTTGGAACCCCGGCAGATAGCGATACTATATACGGAATTCCAACAGAGCAATATACATTCCAAAGCAATACTACAGGAATTCCTGTGTTTGGATTTACAAAAATTGTTGCTGGTCGTTCAATGGATTTTGAAGTAGTAAGTACAACCTTTAAGGGAAAAACATTTGTTTACGAAGAATCTCCTAAACAAGGAAACCCAGTAAGTTGTATTTTTAGAGACGATGGTCGAGGACAAGGTTCTGCTGGTTCAGGATTTTTTATGCGTTTTGTCCAAGGAACTCTTAACACAGGTTCTTTTTCAATAACTCAGCCTAGCAACAATCAGTCAATCGACATCGACAGTCAAAATATTAATAATGATGATGTATGGTTATACAAGTTAGACACTTTAGGAAATGAAGTTGAAGAATGGACTAGCGTATCAAATTTTGAAGCCAATAACATCATTTATAACAGTCTTAATAAAAGTATTAGAAACATTTACAGCATAATCACAAGAACTAACGACGCAATTAGTTTACAGTTTAGTGACGGAACTTTTGGTGATTTGCCATTAGGTACATTTAGAACTTACTACAGAGTAAGTAACGGTTTAACATATACTATTAATACACAAGATATTCGTAATGTAAGTGTTAGTATTCCTTATATTTCAAATGTAGGACAGCAAGAAACTTTAACAGTTACAATGAGTCTTGCATCAAGTGTGTCAAATGCAACTGGTGCAGAATCAAGTGACGATGTTAAAGCAAATGCTCCTGCAACATATTATACACAAAACAGAATGATCACAGCTGAAGACTATAATATTAGTCCTCTTTCAGCCAGTACACAGGTTGCAAAAATTAAAGCAATTAATCGTACAAGTAGCGGTATTAGTAGATATTTTGATTTGTCAGACCCAACAGGAAAATACAGTTCAACAACCTTGTTTGCTGACGACGGAATTCTTTATAAAGAAGAATTTAAAAATAGTTTTAGATTTTCTTATCAAAATAAAACCGACATTGAAGGTATTGTTGTTAACGACATTTTTGACATTATAAAGAATGTAGATTTAAGAAATTTTTATTATGATAAATTCCTTAATTTTGTTTCAGGACTTGATGCTGTTTGGCAAAACGTTACTACTGATACAGGGTTTTCTTCTGGATACTTGATTTCTAAGACAGGTTCAACTATCTACAAAGTTGGAAGTTATACTTCTACAGATTTAAAATATTTTAAACCAGGCGCACTAGTTAGGTTTACTGCACCAGACGGTTGGTATTTTGATGTATCAAATAACAATGAATTAAAATATGGAAGTTCATCAACACCAGGCTCCGCATTAGCAATTTGGGCAGAAGTTGTTAGCGTTGTCGATGATGGTACTGCAGCCGGCGCAGGCGTGTTGAGTACAGGATTTGGTCCTATTACTTTTAACGTTAATGTTCCCTCAGGTATTAGCGGTTCAGGTGTAGCACCTGCAATTTCACAAATAATTCCAAAGTGGAGAACAGTAATCGATAGTAGTACTATTACTACAATGATTGATCTTATTTTTGCAAATAAACCATTTGGTCTACGATATGACGCTGTTAATCAAGTGTGGACTATTGTATTTGAATTAAATTTAGATAGTAAAAATGCGTTTAGTCTTGGCAAGCAAGGAGATCAAACAAATCTCCGTCAAGATGCAAGTTGGTTATTGTTGTTTACAACAGACAACGAATATTATACCGTTACTTCTCGTGGTCAACGTTATATTTTTGAAAGCGATGCTCAAACAAGATTCTATTTTGAATCAAGCAATAAAATATATGATAGCAAGTCAAATGCTGTTATTAAAGATTTGATCAATATCTTAAGCGTTAATACAAAACCAGATTCAACTTTATCATTTACGTATGATCAAGCCTGGGATATTGTTGCAGAATTTAGAGGTATTGACGGATACGTAGATACTAAAAAATTGATTGTTTCTTTTGCTGATACTGACAACAATGGTGTTGTTGACAACCCTGAATTATTTTTAAATATAGTAAACCCGCCGTCAATAACAGAAACTTCTTCATCTATCCTTCAAACAAAATATATCGTTCAAGAAAAATATCTAATCAGCCAGGGACAAGAAGATTATAGATATTTTGACAATAGTTCTCAGACCGTTTTAATTAAAGCAAGTAAAAACTATGTTAGTTTTTCAGAAAAGGTAACAGGTCAATATTTTTATTTTATTGATACAGATACTGTAGTCAAATACAATGCATTGTTAGCCGATCCTTATATTCCAACATTAGACTATAAAGTATTTTTAGGAAGGGACGGGCTAAGATTCCAATACATTCATAACGCCGATTATGATAGTAGAATTGATCCAGGAGCAACTAATATTATTGATGTGTATTTGTTAACAAAAAGTTACGACACAAAATTTAGACAATGGCTATCAGGAGCAATCGTTAACAAGCCATTACCACCAAGTTCTAATGAACTATACGATTTAGTTTCAGGAAATTTAAATTTAATAAAATCAATAAGTGACGAAATAATCTATCATCCTGCAAATTATAAAGTACTGTTTGGATCAAGCGCAACACCTGATTTACAAGCCAGTTTTAAAGTGATAAAAAACTTAAATCAAGTTGTATCAGATAACGATATTAAAACACGTATTATTTCAGCAATGGAAGAATTTTTTGCATTAGAAAATTGGGATTTTGGCGACACGTTTTATTTTAGTGAATTATCAACTTATGTCATGTCGCAGTTAGCACCTGATATTTCTAGTTTTGTTGTTGTACCAAGACTTAGTGGCCTTGGTTTTGGAAGTTTGTTTGAAATTAAATCTGCAAGCGATGAGCTATTTGTTAACGGTGCAACAGTTGATGATATTGAAATTACTACAGGAATTACATCATCGTCTATTAAATCTGTAGCAGGCACAACTATGCAATCAAATACTACTTCACAACAAAATGTAACAAGTTCTTCGTACGGAGCAAACAATGGCTGATAATACAAATCCAAACGGCGGAAAAACATCTAGTGCGGAACTATTACCTAAATATTATCGAACAGATGCAAATAAAAAGTTCTTACAAGCTACTGTTGATCAATTAATACAGCCCGGAACAGTAAAGAAAGTAAACGGATACGTTGGCAGAAAAAATTCTAAATCTACCACAGGAGAAGATATTTTTGTCCAAGCACCAACTAATAATAGACAAAATTATCAATTAGAACCAGGGTTAGTTATTAAAGATTCTCTTGATAACACCACTTTCTTTAAAGATTATCAGGACTATATAAATCAGCTTAATGTTTTTGGCGCAAATGTCAAGAATCATCAACGACTAAATGAACAAGAGTTTTATAGTTGGGATCCTCATATTGACTGGGATAAATTTGTAAACTTTCAACAGTACTATTGGTTGCCTTATGGTCCTGATGTAATTAAGATTTTAGGCATTCAAGAAAACGTTACAAGTACATACAGAGTTGAAATTAAAACTGAAGCAGATAATAATACTTACGTATTTTATCCCAACGGCCTAGTTGAAAACCCAAGTATTAGATTGTATAGAGGACAAACATATCGTTTTGAAATTAACAGTCCTGGAAATCCGTTTTCAATTAAAACTGCAAGAACAACAGGATCAGCTAACAGATATGAAATATCAAACGTCAGCGGCCACGCAGTCGAACAAGGTGTTATTGAATTTGTTGTGCCAACAAATTCTCCAGATTTGTTGTATTATGTAAGCGAATCAGATGCTGACCTTGGAGGTGTATTTGAAATACTTTCGGTAGATGAAAATTCGTTTTTAGATTTAACAACTGACATCATTGGGAAAAAGACATTCACACTACCTAACGGAACACCGTTGAGCAATGGGATGAAAGTATCTTTTGTTGGTACTGTTATTCCTGAAGAATATAAAACAGGACAATATTACGTTGAAGGCGTAGGAGAATCTATTACACTTGTTCCTGAATCGAGATTAGAACTAATTAGCCCGTATACAACTCCAGAAGCAGTATTGTTTGATAGTGACCCTTTTGATACATTACCATTTGGTGACTCAACCTCATTTTCTGGTAAACAAGATTACATTGTAATTAATCGACGAAGCGCAGATTATAATTCATGGACTAGACATAACAGATGGTTCCACAAGAGTGTTATTGAAGCCAGTGCGGCATACAATGGAAAAGTAGCAGACATAGACCAATCTGCACGAGCCGTGAGACCTATTATAGAATTTGAACCAGACTTAAAACTTTTTAATTTTGGAACTCGTTCTATTGTTGACGTTGATTTAATTGACACATACACTACAGATGTATTTTCAAAAATTGAAGGTCAATTAGGTTATAACATTGACGGAATTCCGGTAGCACAAGGACAACGAATTTTATTCCCAGCAGACACTGATATTCGTGTTAAAAATAAAATTTATAAAGTTGAATTTTTACTTCTTGATGGTGAAAGAAGAATTCACTTAGTAGAGCAAACACTTCCAGAAATTAATGATTGTGTTCTAATACGCCAAGGAATAGATAATCAAGGGTTATCTTATTGGTATGATGGTAGCACTTGGAATAAAGCCCAACAAAAAATCAGTTTAAATCAAGCACCATTATTTGATATTTTTGATAGCGGAAAAAATAGTTTTGGAGATAGAACTGTTTATGACGGATCAACTTTTGAAGGAACTAAATTATTTTCATATAAAATTGGTTCTGGTGCAACAGATTTAAATTTAGGATTTGCACTTTCTTATAAGAATATTGATAACATTGGTGATATTGTTTTTAATTTTAATATTTCATCAGATACATTCCAATACAAAAATGTATCGTACGTTATCGACAAAAAAATTAACGCAGGCTTTTTATTAAAAACTTTACCAAACGGACAAACAAAATTTGTAAACGGTTGGCAAGTTTCGCAGGTAGCTGACGTTCAACCTGCTATCCGAATCTATAAAGACTCTAATAAAGTTAATAACTTTGATATTGATCTTTTTGATAATATTAATGATCTTGCTGACTTGCATGTACGAGTGTACGTTAACGGTAAACGATTAGATAAGACACACTGGTCTGTAGTAGATGGTACATACTACAAAAAAATTGTTTTAGAAACTGATATTAAAACTACTGACATTTTAACAATCAAGGCTTTTGCAAAACAACCTATTAATGATAACGGATTCTACGAAATGCCAATAGGCTTTCAGAACAATCCGTTAAATGAAGATATCGTTGATTTTACTCTAGGAGAAATTTCTTCTCATCTTGATTCTATTGTTGATAATATTCAAGACGAATTTGTTGGTTTATTTCCAGGACCTAGTAACATTCGAGATTTAGGAAATATCACACGCTACGGTACAAGATTTGTTCAGCATAGCGGCCCTATAAGTTTAGCTGCTTATCATTTAACATCTCAGAATAACAATATTATTCGAGCAATTGAAGCTAGTCAAAATGATTACATTAGATTTAAAAGAAATTTCATTATTATAGCTGAGAAGCTTGGTGTTGATTCTGATCCTGTTCGACAAGTGAATTTAATCTTGCAAGAAATTGCCAAAGATAAACCAAAGACTTCCCCTTACTATTTCAGCGACATGGTTCCATTTTCAGGAAGCGTTCGTTCTGACTTAAAGGTATTTGACTACAGAATTAAAACATATCCGTTAACTAATACGTTTGATTCTACAGTACTGTCTAGTAAAGCTGTTTTAGTTTATTTGAACGGCGAACAACTATTACTTGGAAAAGATTATACATTTAATGATCAAGGATTTGTAGTTATTTCTGCTAATTTAGAAAATAATGATAACATAACAATTTACGAATTTGAAAATACTAACGGATGTTTTGTTCCTGCAACACCGACTAAATTAGGCATATGGCCAAAATACGAACCAAAAATTTATCTTGATACAAGTTTAGTTACTCCAAGATTAATGATACAAGGACACGACGGAAGTCAAATTTTAGCCTACGGTGATTTTAGAGATGATTTAATTCTTGAATTAGAAAAAAGAATTTATAATAATATTAAGATTTCTTATGACACTGAAATTTTTGATATAAACGATTATTTGCCTAGCTACAACAGAAATACTTCTTATTCTCTAACAGAATTTAACGAAGTATTATCTGTTCATTTTTACAGTTGGGCTAATTTAATTGAACAAGATTTTACAAAACAAATAAATTACGATAACGCAGATTCGAGAACTTATAATTATCGTGATATGTCAACTCCTGACGGTATAAGTCCTCTTCCTGGATATTGGAAGGGAATTCACAGATGGATGTTAGGTACTGATCGACCAAATATTTGTCCTTGGGAAATGTTAGGGTTCAGCGAAGAACCAGTGTGGTGGCAACAGGTTTATGGACCAGCTCCATATACTAGCAATAATTTAATTCTGTGGGATGATTTAGCTAAAGGTATTGTGAGAGAACCAAACAAACCGTTAGTGCAAAATACAAAATATATTCGTCCTTATATTGAAGGACATATCCCTGTAAATGAAAATGGTGAGTTAATAAGCCCTCTTGAATCAGGTCTTGCGACAGGTGTTATTACAAATTCAACAGCAGGCGATTTTGTGTTTGGAGATGTTAGTCCGGTTGAAAGTGCATGGAGAAGAAGCAGTCATTATCCGTATAGTGTGCTAATTACTTTGTTGTTAACAAACCCTGCTAAAATATTTGGTTTATTACTTGATAGATCTAGAATTGTTAGAGATTTATCAGGTCAACTTGTTTACAAAGATACTGAGCTTAGAATTAAACCTGCAAACATATTATTACCAAGCATTTATTCTAGTACAACTAGTGTTAGAACAAGCGGTATTATTAATTTTATTGTTGACTATATTCAAAGCGATAATTTAAAATCTTACGATCAGTATGTGTACGATTTAAATAATTTACAAATTAAGTTATCATATCGTATTGGCGGATTTACAAGTAAAGAAAAATTTAAATTGTTACTTGATAGTAAAACACCATTAACAACTGGTAGTGTATTTGTTCCTCAAGAAGATTACGATATCGTCCTTAACAGCTCTACACCGATTAAAAAAATTACTTATAGTGGAGTAATAATTACTAAATTAGCTGACGGATTTATTGTTAAGGGTTACAATAAAACACAGCCTTATTTTAAATATTATTCATTTACAAAAACTGGAATATTAATTAATGTCGGTGGTATTTCAGAAAGCTATACTAATTGGACTACAAATTCGCAATACTCCGCAGGCAAAGTAGTTGCATTTAATAACAGATATTATAGAGTAAAAACTCTACATACTACTGATACAGCATTCAATCCAGTGTATTATACTGCCTTGCCTACTCTTCCAATTATTGGTGGACGAGATGCTTATTTTAGACAAGATTGGGATAGAACCGAAGAACTAGTAGTACCATACGGAACAAAATTCAAAACTATACAAGACGTGGTTGACTTCTTATTGGGATACGGGGAGTACCTAAAAGATCAAGGATTTATTTTCGATAATTTTAATCCTGCATTAGGAGCTATCACTAATTGGGAAACTAGTGCAAAAGAATTTTTATTCTGGACTACACAAAATTGGAGTACAGGTGAAGACAAGTGGGTTGACTGGACAGCTAATCAACCCGTAGCACTTGGCGAAATTGTTAGATATAACGGTGATTACTACAGAGCAATAAATTCTTTAGAACCTGCTTCTGTGTTTAATACTGACGATTATGTAAAATTAGACGGTTTAAGTTCAATAGGAAGTAGTGTAATTAGTTTAAGTCCTGCTGCATCTAACTTAACATTTACATCTCCATTGGCAGTTGTCGATGATATTAGAAATCCGTTTAACGGATACGAAATATTCAAAGTTGATGGATCACCAATTCCTCCAACTTTCTTAAACAATTACAGAGATGAAAATGCTGTTAGTTATACACCGCTTCAAGACGGAATATATGGAGCAGTATTTTATCTAGTGCAAAAAGAACAAGTTGTGATTTTAAAGAATTCTACCTTGTTTAACGATACAATTTACAGTCCTACTAGTGGTTTTAGACAAGAACGTATTAAAATTGCCGGATATGTAAGCAGTAACTGGAAAGGCAATTTCAATGTTCCAGGATTTATTTTTGACCAGGCGACAATCCAAGAATGGGAAGCATGGAAAGACTATTCTCTTGGAGATATTGTTAAGTACAAACAATTCTATTATACAGCCAAAGAATTTATTTCAGGAGATGGTTCTTTTGTCTCTAGCCAATGGATGAAGTTAGATAGCAAGCCATCGTCTCAGCTATTACCTAACTGGTCTTATAAAGCAAGTCAGTTTTCTGATTTTTATAGTTTAGACAGCGATAATTTTGATGCTAGTCAGCAAGCCGTTGCTCAACACTTAATTGGTTATCAAAAGCGACAATACCTATCTAATATCATTCAAGATGATGTTAGCGAGTTCAAATTCTATCAAGGCATGATTGTTGAAAAAGGAACAAAAAATGTCCTTAACAAATTATTTGATGTATTAAGTGCTGATGGACAAGAAAGTGTAAAATTCTTCGAAGAATGGGCAGTTCGTGTTGGACAATACGGAGCAAGCGGTTCGTTTGAAAATATTGAATTTATTGTCGACGAACAATACGTAAAAAATAACCCTCAAGGATTTGAATTAGTTAAAGAGCATGACGATTCTGTAGTTGATTTTATATTACGACAAACGCCAAACGATGTATACTTAAAACCAATAGGGTATAATAGTAATCCTTGGCCTATCTCGTCTAATAAAAATCTATATCTAAGAACACCAGGATATGTTAGATCAGGCGACGTAAAACTTACTTTAAAAACATTTGAAGAAATTTTAACACAAGACATAACTTCTTTTGTAGAAGGAAATTGTGTTTGGGTTGGCTTTGAAGGCCGTGAATGGAACGTGTACAAATATACACGTTTTAATTCAACTGTCTTGAATATAGAATATAAACAAAATAAGTTAATTTTAACTTTAGCAGACGATGTTCTTATTGATTTAGGAACTTATCTTGGTATTGATCAAGCATTTGCTTATAACGGATTTTATAAAATAGATTCGATCCAAGGTCGTGTAATAACTCTTGCGGCAATCTTAACAGATCAACCAAAGGTATTTGCAGAACAAGACAGAGTTGTTCTAAGTTATTTTACGTCAGTTCGTTCTGCATCTATGGATGAATCTGACAAGACGATAAGTTTTCCAATTAACGATAATGATTTAATTTGGACAGACGACTCTGGAGACGGAAAGTGGGCTGTTTGGCAACACCAGAACATTTATTCTAAAAACGAAATAGTTAATACTGCTCCAAGTAATGGTCTATTTTACGGAAGGCAGTTGCTATTAAATCCTCCAAGTACAATTAGTATTATAACAACCAATCAGGGAGACGCGATTGTCTATGACAAAGCCGGGCCGTATGCACCTTGGTTACAACGTCAAACAATAACAGCACCATTTATTTCAACATCAACCGGATTTGGTTATTCAGATACTGCGGATTCTTTAACAGGAGATGTTATTGCAATTTCAGCAGATAGTACTTGGTTTGCTTCAGCAACACCGCTTGCGTCAAGCGTTTGCAGCAAATATGTAGGTGTTTGGGATTCATCAACAACGTATTCTGTTGGACAAATTGTAATTCATAATTCTGTCCCGTATGTTTCAGTATCATCGTCTACTAATAAAAATCCTGAAACGATATCAAATTCTTATCTTGGTATGTCGGGGACTGCGTTGACTGGTGCAGGTGTTGGTGCAACATTTAACATAACTACAAACAAAGCTAATTATTCAGCTACTATTGTTTCACCAGGAGACAGTTATGCCGCAGGAGATACAATAAGAATTTTAGGAGCATCGTTAGGCGGTTCCGCTCCTACTAATAACCTTATTATCAAAGTAACATCAATTGCCGGTGGCGCCTTATCTGGACCAATCGCTGCTATTACCGTTTCGGGTAATGCAAAAACATATTGGAAACCAATTGCTTATATTCCAGTTGATGCTACTGGATCTAATTCTAATCTAGATAATCAAGGTGTTGTTTCAATTTATAAGAAAGATAACAACAATATATTTTCTTTAGTGGCAACAATATTAAGTCCACTACCAAGTAACAATCAACAATTTGGTACAAGTTTAGTATTTGCTGATAATACATTATTTGTTGGTGCAAATGGACATAACAATAATACAGGTATTGTATATAGACTTGATTACAAAACAGTTGTTGAAGTTAGCACTTCATATAATCCAACAGGAAGTGCAGGAACAACAGTAGTATTGACAAGTACAGCAGGTATTGAAGAAGGAATGTACTTGAGCGGAACTGGATTTACTAGCGGACAATATGTAGCTCAAGTTAATCAAGCATCTAATTCAATTATTATTAGTGCAGAACCTGATGCAACACCGTCTGGTAAAATTGAATTTACAACTACAGATTGGCGATACAACTTAGACAATATTTTAGAAATTCCATCATTACCTGCATTTAGCAAATATGGATCTGTATTGTCTATTAGCTCAGATAATAATACGTTATTAGTTAGTACAGTTGGCGTTGATCGTCCAATACAAGATCCTCCAGTTCCTGGAACAGTATTTGTTTATAAGAAAAATCTTAATGATTATAACTTAGCTCAAACAATTGATAGCGATGAATTTGGATTTGGAACAAGTTTAACAGTTTCTAATTCCGGAGAATATATTGCAATTTCATCAATACTTGCAGATGGAACTAGATTAGACCAAGGAAAAGTTTATGTTTATAAAAATGTAAATGATTCTTATCAATTCTATCAAGATCTGTACAATGTTAAACCAGAGGTTGCAGGATTCTTTGGAACTAAGATTTCATTTATGAACAACTACGAAACATTAGTTGTTTTTAACAAAGGATCGGATAATGTTTTAAAAACAAAATTTGATTTAGGTGCAACAACGTTTGATAATAATTTGACCAGAATATATGATTTAATCGAAGATGGCGGAAGGATCGACATATACGATCGATATGCATCTAATTGGGTATATAGCGAAAGTTTAGAAAATACTGACGATTTATTATCTGGATACAGCATTGGTTTAGCAGTAGGTTCTAATCAGGTAATTGTTGGATCGCCTAATGCGTTAGACCAAGGATACAAATCTGGTAAAGTTTACGAGTATAGAAAATCGATAGGTAAGTTTAGTTGGTCAATCTATAGAAAACAAAATGACCGTGTAGACATTGACAAAATTAAAAGAGCATTTTTATACAACAAAGCAACTAATAAACTTGTATCGTACTTAGATATTATTGATTCAACTCAAGGAAAAATTCCAGGTATTGCTGATCAAGAAATAAGATTTAAAACATTCTATGATCCTGCTGTGTATAGTGTAGGAGATAGTACAGTTAATGTTGACGATGGTATGGCCTGGACTAAACAGTATGTTGGTACACTATGGTGGGACTTAAGAACTGCTAAATTCTTAGACAGTCATGATACAGATTTAGTTTATAGAAACAGTACTTGGAATACTATTTTCCCAGGAGCAAGTATTGATATCTACGAGTGGGTTGAAACAAAATACACACCTGAAAAATGGAATAGTTTAGCAGATACAGAAGAAGGTGTTACTGCCGGAATAAGCGGAACAAGTCTGTACGGAAATGATGTATATTCATTAGTTAGAAAATATGACAGCGTAGCTAAGAGCTTTAAAAATACATATTATTTCTGGGTTAAAAATAAAAAAACAGTACCTAATGTTCTAGGACGTTTAATTTCAGCCAGCGATGTATCAACATTGATTGAAAATCCTCGCGGATACGGATACAAATACATTGCGTTAACTAGTTCAAATTCTTTCAGTCTTGTAAATGTAAAACCTCTTTTACAAGATAAAGATGTTGTATTAAGTGTAGAGTACTGGACAAGTTCTAAAACAGACGAAAACATTCATAGCGAATGGAAGATTATCAATAATAATATTGAAACATCTATTCCTCCAAACATTGAGCAAAAGTGGTTCGATAGTCTGTGCGGAAAAGACAGTCAAGGACGTTTAGTTCCTGATCCTGCTCTTCCACCAAAATTAAAATATGGAATAGAAAATCGTCCTCGTCAGGGAATTTTTATCAATCGTTTTGAGGCTTTAAAACAATTTATCGAGCATGTTAACAATGCACTGATTAAAGAACTTGTAGTCGATAATTCAGATTTATCTAAACTAGAGCAATATGAAACAGAACCAAGCACTATTACAGGCTTATATGATTCTACTTCAGACTCAGAGTTAGAACTTAGATTTGCCAACATTGGAAATTTTGAAAAACCACAGTTTGCACCTGTTATTGAAAATGGAAGAATTGTAGGTATTGATATTATTAATAAAGGTAAAGGTTATGTAATTGCACCTTATTTTACAATTACTGGTTCAGGTACAGGCGCAATTATTCGTTCAGTGATTGACGTTAAAGGACAAGTTACAGGTATAGAAATTATATCTGAAGGCTACGGATATTCTTCTGATACATTAGTTACTTTAAGAAACTATAGTGTACTAGTACATAGTGATTCTGTTGCTAACGGAAACTGGAGCATTTATACCTACGAGCCTTCAACACAAGTGTGGTCGCGTGTAAGAAGTCAGTCCTATGATGTTAGAAATTATTGGAATTATGTTGACTGGTATGCTACAGGATATAACCAGTTTACTTCAATAGATCATTCAATAGTGTCAATGTCAGACTTGCAAGAACTAGAATGTTCAGTTGGACAAACTGTTAAAGTTAGAGTAACAACAGCTGGCACTTGGTTATTACTTGAAAAATATGCTAATTCATCTAGCATTGACTGGACACAAAGTTATAAAGTAGTTGGTAAAGAAAAAGGTACAATTCAATTTGTTCCAGAACTTTATAGTTTTTCTAACAGTGAGTTTGGTTTTGACGGATCGTTATATGATTCAGGAATATTTGATAACTCTGCATCAACAGAACTTCGTATTATTTTAGAAACACTTAAAAACAATATTCTTGTTGACGATATGAAAGAGGTTTATTTAAATCTCTTCTTCAATAGTGTGCGTTATGCATACACTGAACAAAATTATATTGATTGGATCTTTAAAACTAGTTTTGTCAAAGCTCAACATAGTGTTGGTGAACTAAAACAAAAGGTAACATATAATAGTGATAATTTAGAAAATTTTGAAGATTACATTAACGAAGTAAAACCTTATAGAACAAAAATTAGAGAATATGTAAGTGCATATAATAAAGTTGATACAAATCAGATATCAACAACAGACTTTGATTTACCACCTGTTTACGAAAACGGAAAATTACTACCAATAACAACTAATGTTATAAATGGTATGATAGAAGCTGATAACAATCAAGTATTGACTTACCCGTGGAAGCATTGGTACGACAATGTTGGTTTTTCAATTATTTCTTTAGACATTGTTGACGGTGGTTCTGGTTATAGAGCCGAACCAGTTGTTAAAATTATTAGCAATACTGGTTCTGGCGCAACTGCTAGAGCATTTTTTACTAATGGAAAAATTAATCGTGTTGTACTTTTAACTAAAGGCTCGGGGTATTTAAGTGCACCGACAGTAGTCATTGACGGCGGATTAATTGACGGTGGAACACCTGCGAAGGTTATTGCAAAATTAGGAAATAGTGTAGTAAGAAGTAATTTAGTAAAAATAAAATTTGACAGGATTACACAAAAATATTTTGTTAATAATTTACAAGAAACAGAAGAAATTTCTGGTAGTATAGTCTCCGGATCAAAGCTACAATTTTCTTTAAAATGGGCGCCAGATGTTCGAATAGGAAAAACTACAGTTCTTGTAGGCGAGTTAGGTAGACAAGTTGAAGTACTAAGATCGAATTATAAATTAGCAACAGTTAAATCTACATCTAAAGGTTACACAAGTTATAGCGGTACAATTACTTTTGATGTTGCGCCTAAGAAAGGTTCGATTATAACAATAACATACATCAAAGATTGGTCGCTTTTAAATGCAGCTGATCGTATTCAATATTACTACGACCCAGCAACCGGTGAACTAGGTAAAGACTTGGCTCAGTTAATGACAGGCGTTGATTACGGTGGTGTTAATATACACGGATTAAATTTTGATATCAGTTCTGGTTGGGGTAGTGTTCCTTACTATACAGATAAATGGGCAAGTTTTGATTCTACATTTGATGATTACATTGTTACTGTTTCAGCAGGAACATATCAATTTACATTACCGTATGTACCAGCAGATGGTACTGAGATGAATGTTTATTATGTAGGTAAGAATACTGATTCGTATGTTGGAGATGGTTATACTTTAATTTACAATTTTAATATTAATGACGTCTACCCTCCAACTGCTACAGTTGTAATTGACAAGTTGTTCAACAATACAGGATCTATAAATGTTGCTGGAAGCGACATCATTAAAATATCTAACACAACTGGAATCAAAATTGGTGATATACTAACAATTGATCCTGATTTCCCTCAAACTGTAGGGTTTGAAACTAAAGTTGTAAGTATACTTGATAGTACTAGAGTTAAATTAGACCAGATTCTATTTAAAAATATTGCCAACGGAACTACAGCAAAATTTACTCGAACACTAATAGATCCAACAGATTGTACAATCAATCCTAACGGTACTATATTCTTGCAAGAACCAATTCCAACAGGTGCTACTTTAAACATTGAAGCTTATGTTAATCCTGTTAGACTCGATGATCCTAATTTTACTGTAACAGGTGCTGCCCAACAAGCTCTTGACGACTTGGAACAAGATTATGCATTTATTATTTCTAATAGAAATACTTTAATTAACAACAAAAATTCTTCAGAAGCAAATTTAGAAAATTATAATGCTGAACTAGTAAGCAAACAAGCAGAATTAAATGCTTTATTGGTCATACTTGATGGACTAGATCCAAGTGACCCATTGTATGCCCCAACAGTAAGTCAGATCAATATACTTGTAAACACAGAAATTCCAAATATACAAGCATCTATTGAAGTTGAACAAATTATGTTAGACAACATTAATTCTGATTTAGCTGCTAACACTATTGAAAAAGCTGCCAAGACAGTTGAAATTAATGATGCAAAAGCATATCTTGACAGTTTACCTCCATTAGCAAACTTAACAGCAATAATGCAAACTATTATTTCTGATGGAATTCCCGACAGTGAACTAGACCCAACATATAAAACATTTATAATTCCTGCAGCAATTGATGTCTATGACGGAGATCAATTCATTTGGCGTCGAGCAGGAAGCGATGGATCGGTTCTGCCTCAAGACCAAGATTATGATACTGCACTAAGCGGAGGAGAATTTTTAAGTACTGCTCTTACAAGTGCAACTGGTTTAGCAGCAGAAGACATTATTGTTGACGGTGACGGGTTTGTAACACCAACAAGTAGCCCGGCCACAGAAGAAGTAGTTCCAGGACAAATTGTTGATGCAGTTGCAATCAAAGTATACGATAGACCAAGTGTTGGATCTGCTAATATTAGAGTTGACAGCTATGTTGCAGATGGTATTCAAACTGATTTTGCAATAACACAACAACCAAATAGTCCTACAGCAGTTATTGTTAAATTTACAAACGGATTTAGAGATCCGTTAACAGATGTACTATCATCTACTTCAACAATAAAAACAGTTAACGATGATTATATTATTGACTATGGTAATAAACTAGTTAAATTTAACACAGCACCTACACAAGGCGAACTAGTTTCAATTTTTAGTTTTGGATTTAATGGTTCTAATTTATTAGATTTAGACTATTTCATTGGTGACGGGTCTACAGTCGAATTTGTAACAAAAGCACCTTGGGTTGAAGATGTTAATTACATTGTTTATGTAAACGGAGAACCAGCAGAGCCAGGAACTCCTGCACTATTTAAAACAGATTCAAGTTATGAAAGTGCCAACAGAATAGGATTGTATTTTAGTGTTCCACCATCTGCCGGCGCTTTAATTAACTATGTCATCGTTAGTGGAACAGAACAAACATACTCAATTACAAAAACACAACGCATTCAAGGTAACGGATCAAATGTTTATAATTTAGAATATGCAGTTGGTGACAAGTTACCAGCAGAATCAAATATGTTGGTTAGAGTTAATAATAAATTCTTAAAAGGACCAAACAATAGCTACTATACAATTACAGGAAATAAAGTCAACTACGCAATTGATCCTATTAAGTTCCTACCATATTCTTTGTCTGCCAATGACATCTACGTTTATGCAGGAGGCAAATTACTAACATCTGGTATTGACTATACTGTTGAGTTAAGTGGAATTACTGTAAAGATTACACAATTAATTCGTAAAAAGTATTTGAATCAAGAATTGATTATCAGTGTTAAACAAGATCAAGAATATACGTATATTCCTTCAAACGGTGTTACATCTGCACAAATTCAATTTGTAAAAAATTATGTATCTACTGATTTAATTGAAGTTGTAAGTTCTTATAAACACGATATTTTAGATATACAAAGAACAGGCGTTAATGTTAGTTCAAACTTTGAATTAACACCAGACACACCTGAATTTTACAATTATAAAGGTGTTGCTGGAGGTGTAATACAGCTTGATAGATCTGTTATTGATGACAACTATGTTTGGGTTATTAAGAACGGTTTATTGTTAACACCAAGTGCAGACTTTAAACTAAATCAAGATAAAAAGAGCATTAAGTTGGCATTCTACCCAGATCCTGCTGATGAATTTACAATCATAACTTATGGTAGCCAAGTTTTAAAATCTGGTGTTTCTTATATGCAGTTTAAAGACATGTTGAATAGAATACATTTTAAACGATTAAATGCAAATAAGAGAACTATATTAGTTAAAGATTTAAAATATCTTGACACTTCTATTGAAGTTGAAGATGCAAGTAATTTTGATGCGCCTAGTATTGCAAACAACAAGCCAGGTATTATTGAAATTCGAGGAGAACGTATTGAGTTTTTTACCTTGCAAACAAAAGTCGAAGGCACAGTAACAACTTACTTGTTAGGACAGTTGCGAAGAGGAACTCTCGGAACTGGAGTTAGCAAAATCCATAAAGCAGGAAGTTTTGTTCAAGATATTGGTGTTAGTGAAACTATTCCATATGTTGAAAAATCAACAATTGAACAAATTAAATCAGACGGAACTAATATTGTTCCTCTAACATTCGTGCCAACTAAATCATCAGATTCTTGGACTTATGATACTGGCTTTACAAGTTCAATACCAACAGGCTACGGACAATCAAACGACATTGAAGTATTTGTTGGCGGATATAGTTCTATTCCATGGAGCAATGGAATTATATACAAAGTTAATGATATTGTTGAAGTAGGAAGCTATACATTTAGATGTCTAGCAGATCATATAAGCGGGCTAACATTTAAAGATAGTGTTACAACAATCGAATTTAATCAAGACGGCAGTTATAACACACTATTAGAAAATGTAACATCAAGCACAGTATGGACATTCTTTGTAGGTAATATTCGTTTGAAGAAACAACCATACAAAATACACAATGTTGATAATGCACCAGATAGTCCAGAAGGAGATGTACAATTAGATGCGGAATTTGCTGTAGACGGTTTCAGCAACGAGCTTAGATTGACCCATCAGTTAACCTTTGGCACCAGGGTAACTGTTGTAAAACGCACAGGAATTGCATGGGATTCAACTACAAATATACTAGATGACGACAGCAAAATTGCACGTTTCTTAAAAGCCGTGCCGGGTGTTTGGTACACAAATATTGGTAAATATGAGAACAAGGCAGGAATTCCGTCCAGTTTTGACAGCAGTACAGGAACGTTCGATAGTGCATCGATAACATTCGATCAGGAATAAAACATGGCAAAAAAAGTAATTAACGTCGGTATTACAGCGAATGACTCCACAGGAGACCCGCTAAGAGCCGCCGGTAAGATAATAAATGACAATTTTACAGAATTATACAATGCACTTGGCGGTGAAAACGGCGCTCCTTTAAGTATTGTTTCAAAAGTTATTGCAGGAAAAGGGATAGCAGTAAGCAGCGAAACAGGTGATATTTTAGTAACAAACAAGATAGCTACCCAAGAGGAAGTTGGCGGTATTCGCATTGGCTTAGGAATTAATGTTGACCAGGATGGCATAGCCAGTGTTCAAGTTTATGAACTACCTAAAGCTAGTAATACAATATTAGGCGGTATCAAAGTTGGTGATAGACTTAGTATTGATGCTAATGGTGTATTAAGTGCTGACCCAGGAGCATACACTCTGCCTAAAGCTACTGCCAGCGTATTAGGCGGAGTTAAGATTGGTAACGGTTTAGAAATTGATACCGCAGGAGTAGCCAGTGTTAATTTTGGTGCATACAGTTTGCCTGTAGCTTCAGGAAGTCAGCTTGGTGCTGTTAAAATTGGTTCAAGATTGACTATTACAGACGGAGTCTTAAGTGCTGATATACAAACAATTGGTCAAGTTGATAGGCTTACAGCCAGCAGCCAGACACTAATATTAGACTCTACCGGTAGACTTAGTTATCCAGGTAATAACGTTCATCAGCAGTCAAGTCGTGTTGTAATTCCTCCTAATGTAGATACTGTAATTTACAGTACTAACGGCGAATACGTTAGAGCAATTAAGATGTTTATCTTAGTAGAAAAATTTACAAACACTTACGAATCACAAGCGTGTGAACTCATTGCAACAGTTGACGAAGCACAAAATCAAATATATGTTTCAGTGTATGGAGTTACATACACTGGAACAAATCCTATTGCAACATTTGACGGTCAATATTCATTGGCAACAAATAATTTTGAAATTACAGCAACACCAGTTAGCGGAGTTGACACTCTTAATGTAAGAGTACAAACAACAGAATTAAACGGAACAGATTAAAAGGAAGCGAGCATGGCAATTAAACCATTTGAAATACAAGGATCAACACTAACTATTGGAGGTGTTGACTTACAAGCAGGTAATACTAGTGTTGTTATTCCTGGTGTAACACAAGCAACTAGTTATCGTGTAGAAGAAGTTGAAGATACTGGTGATCAGACTAGATCATTCGGACAAGTTGCTCCTATTATCATCGACTATCAAATATTCTTAGATTATCTTAATAACGGTTCATCAAGCGGCAGAGCAGTTTATAGTGTCAATGAACTGGACAGTGAAGGATTTATTGACGGTATTAGTGTCGATGCTCCAGGTTCATATACTGCTAATGAAAGAAGTGCGGCAGTTGGGAATGATCTTCACGCTTACATTGGTACAGCAGTTGGTGACGAGTTCAATCCGTTTGTGCCAACTGATTGGGATATTATTCCTTTCCGTCCTAAGATGCGAGCAGGTGAGATCGAAACTATTGGAGGCGGTGGTGGAAGTGGGTTAGTACAACGTACTGTTAACTATCCTACAGGTGAAAACGGCGATACTGCCGGAACAATGGTATTGGACCCACAAGGTAATGTTTACGTTTGTATCGCGGACTATGTTCAAGGAGAAGTGGTAGAAGGCGATACTGATATAGAAACCAGTGAACCGTACAACATAGGACAAACCGGCGGCGCACTTTTAGTATGGACTACAAACATAGCAGACTACTCTGATATAAGTGCCTTGTTTACAACAGATGGATGGGACGGTAGTTCTACATTCGATCATTCTAGCCCAGGAAGTTTTACTATAGTTAGTGAAGCATTTCAAGATTATCCAACAGCACACACTTGTACAAGAGTAGGCACTAACGGATCTGGAAGTCTTTTCTTTAATGTTAACTACACATCAGGCGATGCTTCGGATATTGCTCAAAGTTCCACAGCCACAGTGGCTTGGTCTATTACTCCTACACAGGCCAATATTTGGGAACAGTTAAGCACAGGTAGCAGTGGCGGCAATCAACTACTTAATGGTGGTGAGTCATTTGCCCTAATGTCAGAAGGCGATGTTGTATTTGACGGAGTAGGTAATGGTGGTGTTAATCGTGGCTTAGTTTGGAACTATGGTGTTAACCAAGGTGACGGTACTAACAGTATGGTACGCCAAGACATGTCTGGATTAACAGTTCATGCTTACACAGAAGGCAACGGTGGTGGATCTACAGGCAACAGCAATGATGGTTATTCAGCACCAGTGCGTATTACTACTAACCAAGATGCTAACGGAAAAGTTTGGACTTTTGACGGAGCAGGCAATTTAACATTCCCAGACGGTAGCGTACAAACAACAGCCTACACTGGTCAAAGCGGCAGTGGCGTAACAACAACATACTATGTAATGGCCAACGTTGACGGTACTGTTCTTACAAGTACAGACGGTGTAACTTGGTCAACACCGGTTGACATTACTAATAACGGTATCAATCATGTAGCGACCAACGGTACAAACATTGTTTACATAGACGGAAGTACTGTTGGATACACTTCATTCGCAACACCAGCAACTGCTACCGAAACATCAATATCTGTTGATGGTTTATCGGATATTAATACTCAGCAAATAATTTATGGTGGTGGATATTTTGTAATAGCAGGCAGCGGCAACAACGGAACATTCCGTGTGCCAGTGTATGGATATTCAACTGACGGTGTAAACTGGACATTCAAGACTATTACTGATTCAGCACTACAGTTAGTTTTTTCTAATAGCAACAGCGAAGACTGTGATTTTAACGATGTAGATTATAACGGAGTAGGATTTAACTTTGCTGTTAATGGTACTAATGTAGGCGGTGGCGTTTATACAACCAACATTACAGAAACATTTACAACAACAAATTATTTTAGTATGGTGCCAGGCATCCAAGTTGCTTGGAACGGAAATGCTTGGTTCTACTACAATAGCAGCCAAGGAAGCGGTACAACCAGTAGTGTTGATCCAAGAGGTGCTAGTTGGGATGGTCCTCTTGACCCGTGGGGCACAAGAGTTGTTGACCTCGGGTATACATCAAATCCAGATATAAGTGATACTATGTCTGGTGGTGATGGAGTATTAGCAATGTCAGACGGGGAAGGACATGTAGCTTATTCTACTAACAACGGTTATACTTGGACTATTATTACTCCAATCCCTTATAATAATAGTATTTCTGATATTGTTCGCGGAACAACTACTACTATATCTTGGAGTGGTACTAGCCACGGATTTAGTAACGGTGAAAAGATAGTTATTTCCGGTGTCACAAGTTTTGATGCCGGTGAACCAGGAACAAGCAATCAAAGTTACAACGGAACTTTTTATATTAAAGACAATGGTGGTACACCTGAGTTATACACAGACCAAGGATTAACTACACCTTGGGACACTAGCACATATTGGCCTCCAGGAACTGGCCCTGGTAGTATGACAGGCACAATTACATTCAGTCATGGTACTTACATTGACGCAATGGACTATGCTAACGGTTACTTCTACATTGGTAACGATGATGAGCAAGTTGCCAGAGCAAGTACAAGCGACATGACAACTTGGACTATCTTAGATGACCAAAACAATGCGTTTGAATACTGGAATGACTTTTATGGTTATACTGCTGTCGGCGCAAGTATTGTCCTAAGCGAATTAGTCGGTGACGGTGCTGTGGCATCAACTGGTTACAAAACTACAGTTTATACAGACTGGAATGGTTACCAAGGCGGTGAAGCTGGTAGTGATTGGTTCCCATATACCGAACAGATTGCTGTAGGCGATACACTAACATTCCGCAACGGCGAAGTTCGCACCGTTACAGATGTTAACCAAAGCCCCGGAGGCCATACAGCAGTTGTATGGAACGGTACTGTGGATGGCAGTGATACTAATCCAAGATATCCTATCGTAATTACATCATCTGTCTATGTTGAAGCAGTTAAAAACACAGCAAGAATCAAACCAGACACAGATGCGGCCACAGACTTTGACCAGTACATGGACATCTATGCTGGACAAGTTCCAGTAGTCAATACACCTATTGACAGCAAACATATCCATATGGCTGGACATACTGGCGAAGTAGAACTTTTCCTAGGCACAGACAACAACTATGTCAGCGTTAAAGAAGCAGGCACAACATCAGCAAGTGTAAATTTACACAGTGAAAATGATGTTAGCGTTGTTGACAGTAACTTACGCTTAAATCGTAAAGGCAGCAGTTGGGCATCTGTTTACGGTGACGGAGAAAACCACAACTTACACAACCAAACATATGATGTATCTTGGGCAACTATCACAGTTGACGACCAAGGTGACTACTATGTAGGCGGTGAATCAAATAGTTATTCAGAAGCAATCGTTAGCAAAATTAGCCGCGATGGCGAATTGTTATGGAGCAAGTATGTAAACGGTGACAATACTGCTGGTTGGCAGTTAGACGGTGTTGCTTATTACAATAACGAAGTCGCTTCACTTGTACAAACGCAGTACGACAGAAACCACAATTACTATAAACTAACTGTACATGACAGCGAGTCGGGCGATGTTAAATCAACAATAGACATTTATGATACAGAAGGTAACATTGAAGCACGACACATGATTCATCACTCAACACTAGGTTGGGTAGTAGTAGGTAGAAACTACGGTGAATCATCAAATACAATGTCAATAAGCTCAATAGGAGCAACTGGTACTGGCATTATTGAATTGCCTGGTAGTCAGGCACAAATAAACGGACAATATCCAGACTGGCAAAGCGGATCATGGTCTATGTCGGGAACCAACATTACTGGAGTACAAACACTACAGTTAGGTGTAGGTTTATATCAAGCAGTTCCTTTAACAACAGTTACTGGTATTGGCTCGGGTGCTACAATTTCGTTGATTGCCGACTACAACTATGGCAACTATGGATACGATGTGATTACAAATGTAGGTCAAGATTACCAAACCGATGACGAAGTTAAAGCGTTGGGTAGTTTGCTAGGCGGTGTTGACGGCGGATCTTCGATAATGGCCAGTTACGGCGCGGTTACTCCTGGTGCCCAAATAAAGATTTATTTTGATAAGACAACATATCCTGACTTGTACAATCAACTTACTAACGCAAGTTATCAGGCAGTATATGATACCAACTATTACAATATAGTAGGTGTTCTAAGCCAAGGAGCCAACTGGGAAGTTACTCTTGATACCAGCGTAATTCCAAGCGGTAGTCCAATAACATTCTATACACAGCACGGTAATGACGCCTACTTTACTATCTATGGTAATGGCGGCGCTTTCGACGGTATTAAATACGCCCTTAACGGTCAAGCATCTAAGGCAACGGTTCGTATAGATATGGGCCGAGCAATGGGTTATGGTTCAACAGATTTTACTGGCGGATCATTTACATTAGGTAAAACAATAAATGCTCAACCATTTGTTTGGACTAGTTCTGGATTGAAGAAATACTTACCAAGTCCGCAGACTAATGGTTGGGGTTACGCTCAATGTGTGGCAGAAGACACATACGACGGTGGTTTAGTTGTAGGTGGTTACATAGACAACAGTAGCGGAAATGCTTTTGTTTGGAAACTGTTAGCCGATGGTACTACATCTTGGGCAAATACTATTAACACCGATGGTAGTGCTATAAATCATGTAGCAGTTAGCGCAGTCAACGGTGATATTTTTGCTTCAAACGGTGCTACATCTATAAACAAGTTTAACAGCAGTGGCTCATTTATTGACAGATATGAAACAAACGGCCCGTATGGTTTCAATGCTCACGTTTATCTTGCTGTTGAAGACGGAACAGAATACTTGTATGCGGGCGGACAAGGCGGTTCTATGTGGACTAATGGCGGCGCCTTATTTGTGTCAAAACTTACTACAGACTTCAAAGTTGTTTGGGGTAGATCATTAGAGGATAATTCTCAAGGAATAAATGGAAACTACGATTTCAATCACGTCAACTTTGCACTAGGCAAAGGTCAAGCATCGTTAGTTGGTTACAGTCACTTAAACGGGTTAAATTACTATAACGGTGTTATCCTTACATTATCTACCAAGGATGATTTTGAGACTCGCTCAATAGGACGATGGAATTTAGTACAGTCGGGATATATGAGCTGGAGTAATAATAACGCAAGCAATTATTCAGCATACGATTTGATAAATGTCGGCGGCGTTAGCCCAACAACTTCAAGTATGTTATCAGAACTTGAGACATCTCAACTAAGTTGGACAAACTATACATTCCAGTATAAACTAATTGACTTGAATCCAACAAAGCAAGGCATTCGTGGAGTTGAGGCTATCGAGTTTGCTGACGGTGGTGTGTTAGAACACAATCCAGCAATCATTCCTCCAAGCGTACATTTTGATAGTAATTACAGTTGGAACTATACACTACAGTTAAGCGACATTGGTAGATTTATTATAAATCAAACAATTCCTAACGATAGTTACTGTCAAGACCTGTACATTACAGTTCCGCAAAATGATGTTGTTCCATTCCCAGTAGGCACTGTTATTACATTAATTAACACTCATGATGTTAATAATAATGGTTACAGAATTTATGTACAGCCTGAGAATTACGGTAATAACGAAAGTCCAAAGATCTGGGCAACAGGCGGAAATCAAAACCCAAGCACCTGGAGTTTCCAAGGTATGCAGACTGCTACACTAATGAAGATTAGTACTAACGGTTGGTTGCTAACTGCTAACGATATTACAAACGAGGACTAATATGCCAGTACTACAAGCAATACAAACAGTAGTAGGACGCACGGGAGGAGGAGGAGGCCCTCCTCCAGTAACTGGAAAAGATTTCTTCTGGTCCGCCGACAATGACACATGGTTAGCACTTGGCGGATATTACACAACAGGACTATTTTCAAATCCTGCTCCAGCATCTGCTGCCTACACCTATCCCGATGGAAGTTATACTGGAGTAACTAGAACTTTCTCCGGCAGTGAATACTTAATCAGTCCTAACTTAGGCATTGGTGGTGCTTGGCCGACAAACACTATAACTATAGACTTATGGTTCTATCCTACTGCTAATAATGTTCAGATATTAAGCGAATTAAATGCTCAAGATCCCGGAGCAGGTTATCACTATACAGTATTAGAACTTGACAGCAGTGGCTATGTCAAGGCTATGTTCTGGCAAAATGCTCCACAAGGTTTTAGTCAAATTATTACATCAGCAAGCCCTGTAGAGTTAAACAAGTGGAATCACATTTATTTTACAGAAGACGCACAAGGCGGACATACGCTTGAGTTAAACGGTGTAGGCACAGGTGTACAAAATCCTGTTTATACTAGATCTGGCCCAGGTTCTACAACTGAATACTTTGCTATAGGAATAAGCGACGCTACCTATATGGTCGCTACTAACAGATTTCAAGGTAAAGTTGGATACTTGTCTATTAACGACTATGTAGTACCTTCAACTTATTCTAATACAGTTAATAGATTTAGACCCGCATACTCCGATACTGGCATAACGCTAGGCACATCGTGGACTGTTGAGATTATCGCAGAACTAACTCCCACAAGTTTCTGGGCTACATTGTGGGGCAATGAAAACTATTTTGCTAACCTTGGACACTTTGCTTACTTTACCAGCACATCAAATCTAAACGTTGGATCGCCTGCTGGTACAGACACATACAATGTGTCTGGTATTGAACAAAAAGGCTACTGGGCATTTACCCACACAGATGGTGGCGGGGTAAATGTCTACAGAAACGGTGTACTAATAACACCAAGTTCTTCTGGATATGTACAACCATTCCCTGCTGGCAATACTTTATTAATCGGTGCTAGACATAATAACGATGGCACAGGCACAACTGATATTTGCTCAGGAAACTATTACTATAATGCTATAAACAATAGCACGGCCTTAGATGCTACTGCTATCCAAGCATCTTACGATAGTTTAAAAGGAACATACGGACTACCTTAACGAATTCCTTGCGCTTTTAACTTAATACAGGTATCGCACTTTCCACAAGGTGCGATATTTTTTTCTGTGTAGATTGGATGTCTACAACTCCAAAACATATTGCGTAGACTTTCAGGCAAACTGTCGTATATTTCACGCTTGCTCATATTCAACACTGGGTAAATCTTTTCAACTGGGGTAAATGCTTCGAGGATTTTGTTTGCTCGCTTGCGGCGTTCTTCTAATGCGTGATTTCCATCATTAGCCTGCATACCCATAGCAACTAGTTTAATGTCTGGATTCACACTAGCAACATATCCAGCAAAGAAGTTCATAGTGTCTGAGTCATATAAAAAGTTACGGCCGTAGGGTTGTGTGCCTATTTCACTTTCACTGTAGGCAAAGTTAAATCCTAAGCGTTTAAGTTCTTGAGTGGCAAGATCGACAGCAATGGCTTCTGCTCGGTGCCTTTTCTCAACATTCTTGTTATGTACATGATGTATATGGATGTCATAGTCTTTATATTCAGGTTCTGTCAGCAGTTTATAAACCATACCCAGGCTGTCTAAACCGCCTGAGTACATGGCTAGTATTGTTGGTTTTTGTTCCATATGAAAAATGTATAAACTTCGTTAATAGGGTGTTCCTGCGGCTGTGGTGTTAATTCTTCAGCACGAGGGAAATACACCGCATACTTCGTGGGCCAGTTAGGGTTTAGGAAAGCACGGGCAACAAATCTGTTACAGTTTGGCAGTACCGCTTTCAGCAGGGCTTGACAAAACTGTTCACCAAATGCCAGCCCGCCATCTATTATTACTGTATCCCAATGTTCATCTAACGTGAACCAATCACGCTGTTTTAACTTAGGATCAGCATATAAAGGATGTAGATCCCACG